ATTTAATTTTACTTTATGTGAGCAAGCTCTTTGTGAACTTGTCAATTGTGTGTTTCTTCAGTGCGCCTGAGCGTTCAAGTGCTCTAAGCCATGAAAATGGTAATGCAGAGCGATCTGCTTCACCGTGTGCTTTCCTCAAGTGGAGGTAAGTCTTAACCAGATATGGATTACTCCAGCCGGTCGTTTCGTTGATCATGCGAACTCTTGCTGTTGAAAGCGATCCGTCAGTTACGGTTCCGAGAGGGACAAGGGTCCTTCCTAAAACTGCGACAGTGTCAGCCTTTCGTTGAGCGAAGAAGCCTGGATTGGCTTCAATTTTGAATAGAGATAAATCTCTAGCTCGTATAGCATATTTAAATTTCGCGCCGTTGAGTTTAGCGTTAAAATAACGCAAAGCGTCGAATTCGAGTTGCTTGATAGGTAGCTGTAAATTTGAAGGGATGCCGATGATGCCATCGTCTCCGCCGCAAATAATAATTAGTTTACCAGGACAGTGATCTTCTTCGAAAGTTCGAAGGAGAAAGCGTAGTCGCCGGTGAGCTACTTCAGTATCTTTGTGATAGGTTAGCGAGTCTCCAGATCCAACGTTGCCGTTACGGACGTATTTCATCCCAGAGGGTGAAACAACTGTGCCGTGTGAACGCCATTCGGAAGAGAAGTTCCATGCTGCAGCAGCAAGTTCATCTCCGTTGAAATGGATGCGTTCATGCATTCGTTGATCGTAAGTTTCCGATTCAAAGAGTTGAACATCTGCGTCTAAAGTTGTCCAATCTATTTGATACCAATGGTGATCGGGGTATCTGTTGTCCAGTTGGGCGTACAGAGCCGGGATATCTTGGTTCGGATTGATGTTGTGTATTAGTGGGTATCCGTCTAAAAGCTTTGGGACTGATTGCATTGCAGGTTGTCCGCTGAGTGCAGGTAGTACGAAGTTGTGGTAAGCTACTCCCCATACGGGACGTAGTTTAGATTTGGAATTGGGTGAAGGTTCCGGTTTAACAAGTGCGAGGTCAGGAGTGTACTCGTCTACTGTTAAGCGTGTTCCTTTGTGATACTCTAGTGCTAGAACAGAAGCAGTGGTAAATGCTTTCTTTCTAACTCCTGGGTCGCCTTTCTTGGCGGCACCATAGCCATAGCCAGCCGAAGCTTGCCAGTTGGTGTCAATTTTATTGAATTCCCAGAAAACTAGTGAAGTGAAATCGTAGTGATAGTCACTATCAATGTATCGTTGAAACGACTCCCAGTCGTCAGGTGCTTGTTTTCTTTCAGAGGTAAACTTAAGTAAGTTGCCAATGAAAACATCCTCATCGTACGTAGGTCGCCAATATTGTTTGACGTCGTACAAAAGCCGAGGAGTTAAAATGCAATTGTATGCATTAAGCACAAAAGGATCGAGATAGTCCTTTTCGATAATTCCTCTCCGGTAGGAGCGGAGTTGTCGAACAGGGATAAGGCCTGATTGGAGTCGGTGCCAATCGACGTTATCAATAGTAAAATTTCCTATGTGGTTCATGATGATGATAAAAATTAAGGGGTTTATAT